NGTTCCTAACTCTAAATGTATTCCATAATCTACTCCTTTTTTGCCACCTTTATAACCAAACTCCATTTGATCACTTCCTCTAACCTCAAATCCTGTTGATTTACGCAATCTACCTGTTAAATTCGCTGGTGCTTCGCCTGGTGCAGATGCTCTATGTAATCTACTTATGCCTCTGACTTTTATTCGATACAAACGACCATGTTTATTTTTATCCATGATTGAATCACGCGTATCTTTGGTTAAATCTTTGCCAATATCAAAAAATGCCGATCGAATTCCTTGCATTGTTCGTTTGTTTGCATCTTTTATCGCTATTAATCCTCGTCTGCTTTTTGGATCAAGTACAACTTTCATCTTAAACCTCATTTACTGGCAATGTATCAATACCTCGAATAGTGCATCGTAATTGATAAAGTAAATTATTTTCTTGATAATTTAAAACTCGAATAATGCGTAATCGTGTATCTTTTTTATCAATTTTAGCAATTAACCATTTTTCAAATGTTATATCTTCAATATAATCAATATAAACATCATGAGTAACAACTATTTCTATATTAGTATCGTCAAACTCAGTAATACCAGTTACTGTATCGATCATTCCCCATACTTCACGATCTTCTACAAAATCTTCTAGAAAATCTACACTGCTTCCGCTTGGTGGCGTAATTGATCTAGTAAATATTTTTATTCGTTTATTAAGCGATCCCCTGCAAACTCGTGTACTTTTCCTTTTGATTTTATCACAAACAGCCACAATTTACTCCGCAATCACCATATCCTACATCTTGCAAACGATATAAATCATAAACAATTCTACTAGTTGCTGGTAAATTTTGAGTACTTGGTACAGTTGTTATGCTAGACGCATTATCACAATCGCCTCGATTTTCAAATAAAGCTGCAATATGATTTAATAATGCTACTCGTAAATCATAAGGAATATCTGCCTCATCTGTTCCATAACCGGCTGTAAATTCAATCTTTATTGCCTGTTCATTTACATCCAAATTATTCGGATAGCTCGCGCTGCTATTAAGTATAACTTTAGAATATGCAGTATCGTTGGTGATGTAATAAAGAGAACTATCAATAGTAACAAACGATCCACTTTGTAAATATTCATATTTTTGTAAACTCTGAAATTTTGACCTTTTTAATTCAAAACAATCAAGAAAACAACAACGATATGTTTTAAATCCAGTATTAATAAATATTCTACGCGTATAATTCTCTGCTATTCCTGTAGCAGCTTTTATAAGCAACGTCAATTCTGCATCACTATCGGTATTATCAATCTTTAAGTGATCTTTGACGGTATCAAGTGATACCGCCAAATTCACTGGTTCTTGAATAACGATATATGGATAAGCATAAGACATGACATTATTACGATAACACCACACCGTTATTAGTATAAATCTCAAATTCAGTATCAGATTTATAGCCTACTATTAATTCATCATCGACATCCGCAAATGTAGCATCAGTATTAGACCCATCCCATGTTACACCAGACGGTGTTGAAATAACTACAGAGCCAGACGTTATTGAGCGTAACTTAATATGCGTTAATGCCCCTGCTTCAGGACTTTCTATGTCAACAGTAAATCCAGTTCCACCGTCCAATAAAGCATATCCGGTATTTAAAATATCAGATACTCCACTATCATAAACAGATATATCGTTTGATAATGCAACATTTTTTACCGCTTCAGCATCAAGCTCAGCATCTTGTAAAAATATAGTTCCTTCAAGATGTACTTTATTATCCTGTGATGCATCTGTTTGATCGACATAATTTAATACATTTGCAGTCATGATTTATTCCTCTTTTTATAAGTTAATTTAATTTTCTTGTTTTCGCCTTGATCTAAAACCTTAGTTTCAGCATTAATTTCTTTAGCTTTAGCCTCTTCAGCTATTTTTTCGATATAATTATAATGCAATAATATTTCTGCCTTTTTTTCAGACAAATTTATCGTTTCATCTTTAATTAATGATAATTGCTTTTCCCATGGTTCAAATGCGAATTTACAAGTTTTTAAGACTTTATACATAATAATCTCCAAATTAAAAGAAGGAGGCAATGCCTCCCTCTATTATTCGTCAGGATTAACAACAGGTATAAGTTCAGCAGCTCTATCACATTGTGATGTAATATGAGCATCTGGCGTTCCTGCTGATATAATTTGAATACGGACAAAACGTCTAGTATCTGTAATACCTAGTGTAGCTAATGGCACATTCTGTGCCTGAGCTGCTGTAATAGATATCGCAGATTTGTCACCGATTATTTTTTCATCAGGAATATCAGCAGCATCACTTAAAGCCGGATCATCTCCGTCTTGTAAATTAACTGTAAAAGTTCCATCAGTATAAACAGGTGCAAAAATGCTAAACATGACACCTCTATCATAATAAGCAGTATCTACAATTGCTCCGTCAGTAGTAGTAGCAGAACTTATCCCTGCATTAAATGCTAATATCGCTTGGATATTAGATCGTAAATCTCTTTCTGGCATAACTAATCTCCTCTAATTTAATTAAAATTACGCTTTAATTTTTAAAATCTTTAAAGCGTCATAACTGGTAACATCGCCACCGGTTCGTTTGGTCGTATAATATCTAATCCATGGTTTATCTGTATAGATATCACGAATAACTCTGATTCCAATACGATCAACGATTGTATAAGCAGTACTTAAATCACCATAAGCTATAGCTAAAGCATTACTTGCGATATCAGGCATATCACTCATAAATACGACTTGTTTACCAAGTAATATTTGCGTATCACCATTTTTAAAGCTGTTAGGATCAAGTAAATATGCTCCATTACCTATTTTTAATGTAGTAACCACTTCAAAAGTAGCTCGATTCATCATAAAAACAGCACGTGATTGATAATCTTCAAGCAAACTATTTTTTAATAGTTTTACATCATCTCCATTAGTTAAAGTACCAGAAGTTGAGGATGTTATTTGTTCGATTGCACCTCTTTCATAAGTTCCTGGTGTACTCCAAGCAGGATAAGTTAAAAATCCTCTAGGAACTTTATTACCATCACCTGTTACAAAAGCAGTATTCTCTTTTCTAATAAATTTATTAGAAACTTTTTGCTGCAACCATGATTCAACATTAAATCCTGCATCGTCCAACATCTTTTGTGTAACACGTGGATTTGCATAAATCTCTTTTGCATAAATGAACTTTTCACCAATTTCTGGTGTATTAGTCTTTGGTCTAGGATCAGTTTCACCAACCCAGCCAGCATCTAAATCTTCATCATCAATTGGAATTTCCAAAGCATCTGAACTGATATTAACTATTGATGCATATTGGCGAACAGGTGAGGTTTCAAATACTCTATCAATAATGGTATTTGACATCTCAGGACGTACCCAATACCCACCTCGTGGATCAACACCTACCTGCATATCCTTTGTTGGTATATTTTTTCGTAATTCTTTCTTGACTGCCTCCATATCATCTGCACCAGCAAAATATTTGTTAGCCATATAATTAACCGTATGATCAACAGATTTTTGTGATAAATATGTACCATTTCTTAAATATTGCAACATTTCATGGCGTGTTTCTTCTTCTGCATTTGCATCGATACCAGATTTTACAGATTCACTATTGCATAATAGCTTTTCTAAATTATCTTGTTTTGCTTGTAAATCATTAACAGCTTGCAAATTATCAGCAACATCAGTACTGATTTTCTTGATTTGTTCTTGATCTAAAGCATCTATTCGCTCAGCATTTCTTTCGGAGATATCTTGAGCTTGCTTGATTCCGTTTAACGCTTCATCAAGCTTTGTGATTATTTCCTCGGACATAACTTTTACTCCTCTTAGTCAGTTGAATAAGATCATTCAGTTTTTGTAAAACTAAATAATAATTCTCCACAGACTTCCTCTGCGTAGATGCAAGCAAACCCGCAATAAATTCACAGGCTTCGTTGCTAAATGCACCTGACTTACTCAGGAGTAAATTAAAATCTTCCCTGTTAGTTAATGATTTGACATCATTAATATCAAATTTCCATAATTCTTTTATTTCGCCGTCAAATCCTTCGGCATATTCAAGACCTTTTTCTCTCAAAGGACTCGACATATCCATTTTGGTATAATATTTGTTTACTTGTGTTGTTATTTTCTGCTTATCAGCATCAGGAATATCAACGCCTCGACGTCCTCCATGAAGTAAAGCCGATTTCTCAAATATTGCTTTCGGAATTACTTGTAATTTATCATCGACAACATCAACATAAAGTAATTTATAACCACCAAAATTGTCTTTATTTTCAGGATCATAGTAAAAATGTGTATTACGATATTTAGTATTTGGTTCATCTTCTGCGCCAGTAAATGCTCTTACACGTTTTTCAGCAGCAGTTCCATCCCACTTATGCTTAGTATCAGGCTTTCCATCAGCGGTTTTCAATATCGGATAATCTTGATATGGTGGAACAGCTTTTATTTCTAATTCCTCATCAATCTCACATTCAATATCTGCTTCTTTAACTTCTTTAATCTTGGCTTTTTTATTCATTGCATAATTAACAGCGGATATTTCATGTAATTTTAAATCTTTAATAAATCGCGTGCCATCTTTCCTAAGATCAAAATCACGAACAGAGTAACCTATTGATAAATCAGTTAAAGCACCTTGTTTCATTAAGGAATAAGCATCCATTCCTTTTTGAGTAGCTAAGTTTAATTCACCTTTAGCTAGCCATTTTCGGCCTTGTTTTTCAACGGAATTGATTGGTACTATGCCTATTGGAAAATCATTAATTTGATGATTGTAAAATAATTTGATATTTCGCTTTTCTTTGCGATATTCATCTATTGTATTATCAAAAGCGTCTGCACCAATGATATCGCCGCCTAAATCTTTGTCTTGTGTAGCAAATGCGCCCTGAAATGTGCCTATTTCTTGATCATCTTTAGTTTCTGTCTTAACTTCTAATATCTCAAATGGAATATTTTTATATTCTCTATCAGCATCAATTTCTTCATCACTTTTTCCGTGATGTTCCCAAATACTTGCACATACAGCAAATTTTTGTGCTGTATTTTTGCCGAATTCACTATTAATATTGTCATCTTTGAGACATCTCGACATAAATTTGTTTCGAGTATCACCTACTTTTGGCTTTGGTAAAGGCATATTAAATCCTCTAAAATTAATAATATGCCTAAGCTTATCGTAGATTTTCAGGAAATGCAAGAGTTATGCACAGGTTATGCACAGATTATGCACAAATATATAGAATGGTAAAATTGTTATCCTTCTTTTACAATAAATCCAGCTTGATCTCTTATATTCCAACCCCAATTATCTCTTTTAAAATCTTCTATCAAATCTTCATCTATACTATCAATCAAGCATTTAGGTAAAGTCTTTATCCATTCATCGGCATCTTTTTCAGAATAAAAACCATAGAATACCCAGACTTGATCTGCAATTGTTTGCGGAATCCATGCTTTTCTATAAGAAGTTAAAGGTTTATATTTATTAAAAATTTCAGATGGATGTTTATTTATATCCCATAAATTTACTCTAAATGCAATAATTTTTTTAATTTTCATAATAAGCTCCTCATGTATTTTAATAATTTTAATCTAGCCATTTTCAAAGCAATAATTTCTGTTTTTTTATAAAGTCGCCAAGATTATGATCAATATACCATAAATAATTATCATGAATATGTATAGATTTT